TGGAGAAACAACTGAAAGATATTTACGTTGGTATCCCTACCATAACAAAATAAAACATAACATCTTTCGTTATGGTCGTAATACCGAACAAAGAAAAGAAGCTTCTACACTTATTCAACAAAGCGTAGTGATATGTGACCATTGTATTATTGATAAGGATTGGGATGAACTTAAAGGTCCTTGGATCTTCTAATATACATCAAAGGCATCTGGAGCTTTCGTTGGTATCCAATAATCACCCTTATCATCTGTAAAGGCAGCTAATTCTCCATAATGGACACCATCATCTATAAAACCAAATGGTGCCATATCCGCATCAATGGCCTCTGCCTGTGTATCATATAGTCTCTTACGAATATCATCATCTGTTAAATCTTTGAAGTATTGTTGGTCAGTCAACCAAGCAAAGAATACTAGACACATCACCAAGTCATCTGTGGCACCTTCATCTGCTTCAAACGACTGTCCCTTAGAAACAAAGTTGGACAACTCTACGATGATATCAAAGTCATTGAATAATAGTTTATCACTTTCTATCAACTGTTTCAAGTTAGAACAACCAATTCGTTTAAGTGACTTGGTAGTTCTAATACCCAAGTCAACTTGACTATCGCCAAAACCACCACCCACTACTTGTCCCAGCCTACCTCTCAACTGGGTCATTATCATATTCTCATAACCCAAATCGTGGTGTAAGGCATCTGCTATCTGTCCGCCAATATCATTTATCTCTACTAACATATGGGCATTGTTGTAACTTTTACCTGTACGATAGATAATATCTGGAAAGACAAGTGGTTTCACTTCTTTACTACGGAACTTTGCCACTACTTTATATGGTACGGTGGTAATATCTATCACAACAAAAGCAGAATAATCACCGCCATGGCCACGAGCAACATCAACCGATACACAATATTCATGTTCTTTTATTGGTGCCTCAAAAATATCTAAACCACCACTAGACTCTATAGGATCAAAATGGGGTATTACCTGTATCTTAGTTGGGCTTATAAGAGTATCAATAGAACCTAAGAATGAACATTCAAATTCTTGTAAAAATTGTTGTTCGCTAGTGTTTCTTATAGTTTCTTCTTTCCATTCCTCATCTCTACCAGGTACCTCTTGCCACGATACTTCAATAGGTACAAAATCACTTTTCTCATTGACAGCATCCATCCACATCTTATAATACATATTCATACCGTGTGGGGTAGACACTATCATTACCTTTGACGATACACCAGAGGTAATCGTAGGATACACTGAACTAAAAAATTGTTCTGCTATGTTGGATGGTACGAAAGCAAACTCATCGAGGAAGATAATGTTGTAAGTACCACCCCGGACTGCTGAAGCAGATGTTGAAGCTGCGATTATTTTAGAACCATTCTCTAATTCTAATGACCCTTTATTCCAATTCATTACCCCCATCTGCAACCATGAAGGTAAATGTTCATATGCCAATTGGAAACGAGATAACAAATCACGGGCAGTAGATGCCTTGTTAGCTAAAATAGCTATATTAACTTGTTCATTAAATATTACATAATAGATAAGATAAGAAATAATAGTAGTAGACTTGCCAGATTGTCGTGGCAGTTTACAAATAGTAAATCTATTTTTATGGAATGTACCCACTATTTCTTTTTGAAAGGGATACATATTAAACGGCACTAAGCCTTCGTCAATACTTACTATTTGTACATAGTTTTGAATAAAGTATACGGGATCTTTAGAACACTTGATAAACTCTGTTACCTGTTGTTCTGTATACTCTTGACGTACCTGAGCTGTCTTTAGATTTGGATTACCTTTATAAACTTCTACCATCTAAAAACACTCCTTCTATATGTGTATAACCCATATCTATAGCTGCTTTAACTCTACTATTACCTCGCCAAACATCATAATCTTTATGCACATATAATGCACCATTAGCACCATATCTAAGATTATCCGTTCTCATATCTCTACGGTCTCTTATTTCTATAGGGTGCAACATCACTCCAGTTTTTACAACATCATCATTAATTTCTCTTGCAGCTTGAATTTTTAAATCAGATATTTTAAAGGAATGAATGTTAGGACGTTTCTCTTTTGCTCTCAATACTTTCATGGTCCCCCTTTAAAAGAGCTTGGAGTTCTTTAGTACTACCTACAAACAAAGCATTAGTAACACTTTTAGGTCCTTTATCAGGAACTTCTTTAAGTCGTTGCATCTTTTCTTGGAGATCGGCAAGTCTTTCTGTGACCTCTGATACAGTCTTAATCAACTGGCCAGCAACTTCGTATGTTCTGGGATGTTCTTGTTCTTTTGCTAACTGTAGAATGCCATCTATGGCGTCCTGACCCCTCTCTATTAGACTGTAGAAGTTGGTTCTGCTATAGGCATAGTCAGTGTCTATGTCCTCTGTTTGTGTCTCTCCTACCACCGCTGGTAAAGTCTCCGTCAGTGGTTTGGGGTCTATTATATCCTGTTTTATATTTTGGGGTAAACCCAACACATCATTCAACGCATCATCTATTTTCACGACATTACACCCACTCAGAGGTTGTTTCATTAAATCCAAAATTATCATCACCCAAAGATGAATCTACGGTTGCTTGCACCGTATATCTTTGTATTCTTTCAGGTGCTTGACTTTGTAGATTATCATATGTATCCACTTGCACTTTGGTGATTGGCTTCCCAGTTGAAACAGGACCATAAACATATGCTTTAGCAGTAAAATTTAAAGTATAAACTATAGCTCTACGTTCTGTAAAATCTCCAGTATAAGTATCTTCGTAACTAATATTATTCAAAACTACAGGAACATCCCTAATAGTATCCATTTCAGGAACTTCTTTAATTGATACTGTATATTCTGGTTGAAAAAAAGGTAATATCTGTTCTACAATCTGAATGCCATCATCACTATTTTTCGTCATAACAAACAATTCAAATCCCACATCATAGGGTACAGGGGAATATTGAATAGACATCTGTTTTAATTCTTTACCTACTTCAGTTGATGTAATTTTCTTTTTTAAAATTCTATTTAATTTTCTTACTGGGTCATAAGAAAATCCATTTATTTCAAACCCTATCCTAGGAAGAGTCATAGCTATTGCTTGATTGTCATTAGGATCTTGTTCTAAACGAGTTATAAATTTTTGTTTAGGTCCATAGGCCAAAGGAACCTTTAGTGTTTGTACTTCCGTACCTGCACTATTTTTCCTTGTAATAGCTATATCATTAAATAATGATCCGAAAGCTATAATAGTTTTTCTTAAACTTTCGTTATAAAAATATTGTCCTAACATATTCCTACTCCATAATTACATACTATCTGTCGGATCACCAAAGGGATTCGATTCAGTAAAATCTAGTATATTTGTTGCTTGAGTTTCTAAGTATTCATTATCTGAGCCAGTGTCTAATGTTGAAATGCGGAAATCTTCATTAATAATAAACCAGGCATAGTATGCATCCGAATCTTCAGTGAGCACGGCAGCGAATCCTGTCTCGTTTTCTCCGAGTAACATTTGACCAGCAGCAGGCGGTGTATTTGTAGCATCTTGAAGTTCAATAACACCACTACCTGGCCATGCACCACTATAAGTGCCTCGTTCGATAGCAATTTGTTGATTGAAGATAGTAGTCGGACCTTGTTCTCCGAGGAACTGCCACTCTAGTGCATCGGTAGAATATTTCGTTTCGATAGCATCAATATCAGCAATACCCGTATCGAGGTCTTCCATTGAGTATTCGACAGTGCGAGCATAAAGTTTATATACTGGCAAATTGTCCACCTGGAAAAATGGATCATCTATGTCTACAAAACTAATCTCAAACAACCTTTTCTGTGTAGGCATATAAATCCAATCGCCCTCATTAGGTTGTGTTGTACTAATAAGGTTAGCATCGTGAGATACTAAATCTAACCATCGTCGCCTAGAAAGGGTAAAGGTAGTTTCATCTCTAATTTCTAAACCAAAACGAGTAATAATTTCTTTCTCACCCGCATAACCTTCCACGGTATCCATATACATTTCAATCATATATGCATCATCAAAACGAGAAAGAGGATCTTCTCCAAACAATTCATCTTTACTTACCAAAGTCCTTGGTAAATAATAAACATCGTGACCAAAAATCTGTAATGCTTCTATGATTAAATCTTCATAGAGGTATTGCTCAGAAATGGTACCTTTGGAAAAGAAATGATTAGTGGGCATAAAATTATCCGATACTGAACATTATAGGTTCTTCCCACGTTGTCTTTGATTGTTCTTCTAATAAATCAAGTTCTCGGATAGCCTCAGTATATATCGTTTCACCATTCATCGTAACACCACCCAACATTGTGATGCCATTAAATTTAATAAGATTTTCTCCCCACTGACGTTTAATAAGCGCCGTAGCATATTTCTTGAGCCATAAATCATTATAGATATCTGTCCAAGTAGTAGGATCCAATTTACGATAACATTCTATAATAATATATTCACCAACCTCAATATCATCTCCCCAATCCATATTAATATAAAGTCGATTCTGATTTACATTAAATTGAATAGGTTTCTCACCAATAAGAATCATGTCTAGTAAATCTAGTTGCCACATGGTCATTTGATAATGAATAATGGAAATATCTGAAAAATCATAGAGGTCATTCAATCGTAATTGATATCTAATATCAAACATATTGAGATTGCCGCGGTCACTAAAAGGCAATACTCTCATAACACTTTGTACCGAATCTGGCATAGGTAAATAACCTTGACTTGTTTTCCAGGTAACGGTGTGTTGACTTGTAACAGTGGCGCCAGTAAGATGTGCTATAGTAGTCGCCTCTGTTGTTAAAACACTAGTTCCCACTTTCGCTGTATATGTAATAGTTTCGGCTGCATTAGTGCCATCAGCAGCAATTACAATTGTACCAGAATCAGGAAAAGCCTCCCCATCTGCCAATGTTATACTGGTAACTCCGATAGCAATACCTCCACTTAGGGTAGAAGTAACTAAATCACCATCTGTAACAGATTCTACAGTGTTTACATTTCCTCTATCAACATCTTCCTGAGTCATTAAATGTTTGAGATAAACACGTTGCATTCCATTATACTGAAATGTATAAAAGTATTGCATCGCTTCATCAATTCTGTCGGACACTTGGTCATCATCAACATTAATATCAATAACCGGATATCCTAATTTTCTTTTACACCAGGTTATTAGTGATGCTCTTGAATTTGGTATTGCCATATCTTTATCCTAATGCTATCGCCATTATCGTAGCTTTTGTTGTTACTTCAGCGTCAGTAGAACCTTTGTTAGCTACTTCTACAATACCAGCATCACTACTACGCACATATAGTTTTTGGTCAAATGTATTAAGAGCCACTTCACCTACTGCAAGTTGATTTACATTGGGAACTGCCGAAGGGGTCTCTGACCTTTTTACTTTAATTCTTGTAGCCATATTTTCTTCCTATGATAAAGCTATAGACATCACAGTGGTTGTTGCTGTTACCTCTGAATCAGTAGCTCCTTTATTAGCTATTTCTATAATTTGGGGTATAGGAAATTCATCAGGTTGCGGCGGCGGTAAATCGGTAGCTCTTGCATATAATTTTTGGTCCACTGTGTTAAGAGCAACTTCACCTACAGCTAAATCACTAGAATCAGGAACAGAACCAGGAGTTTCTGACCTTTTAAATTTAATTCTTGTAGCCATTAGTATGTGCCTCCATCTACACTACCTTCCCAAGATATTGTATCTGTTCCGGCATTATAAGTAAGTACATCGCCATCCGTACTACCTGATAATGCACTAATGGTATCAACAGTATTTGCAATTAAAACAGAACCTTTAGCGGCCGCAGTAAGTCCTGTACCACCTAAAGCAACTGAAACAGTATCTAAATTAATTGTTACATCCCCTGCTGTTCCTCCACCACTCAACCCCGTACCTGCTACAATGCTCTGAATATCACCTGGGAAATTAGATATTAAAAGTTTCTTGGTTGTGGATGCAGTAACATCATATACCATTACATAGTCAGTCGTTGCTGCTTCTGCGGCTAACTCTGTTAATCTTGAAATATCTACCTGTAATGTTGCTGTCCCAGTTGTAACACCACCAGAAAGGCCTGATGTAACACCCGTAACAACGCCAGTAATATCACCAGCCGCTCCACCCTCTGATGCAACGAACTTATTAACCGAAGCATCCCAAGCCAAGAATTTATCTGTAGCACTTATATTAGTAGCATCAACATCATCTAATCTTTTAAGCAGAACTTCACCAGACCCATATGACATTGGATCCTGACCCCAACCTACATTAGAACCCCAAGCAGGCCCAGAGGACAAAACCTTTCTGAGTATAGAACTAACTTTAGTTTCAAACTCAGGACTTTCATAAGATACTGTTCCATCACCTTCTTCTACTTCTCCTGATATTTCCTCACTAAGAGCAATTTTGTTGAGATATTCTACAGTATGCTCTACAGCATTACCTTGTAAAATTTTATATTCTTCTTCTGGTAAATCAACCTTATGGCGTTCTAATAGATGAGCAACATCTGACACCATTTGTGCCATCTTTGTGCTCTTAGTTCCAGCAATTTGCGGTTCACTACTATTCATTACATTAGAAGCATGGCCAATCAGCGATTGTGATATTTCGCTAATTTCATATTTCGGAGTAGTAATTGGAAGATTATAATATTTACTTTCTATAGAAAGAGGTTCTATAGGTTTTTCTTCAATAACTTCTGTGGTAGATTTATTTTCATTAAATAAATCAATACCAGCTATATTATTAAACAAACCCTTTAACTCTACTGCGGCTTCTTCTAATACCGCTGGGTCAATAACTATAGTTGGTTTTACCTTCTCTATCACTTCCTCTACAACTTCTTCCTTTTTTTCTTCTATAGGAACCCCAGCCATATTTTCAAATAAAGATTGCAACTCATTCATTGCTTGTAAAACATTTACTTTATCTGTTTCTGATATTGTCTCCACTCCTCTTGCATCTTCTTGTTCGCCCATAACGCTATCTGATCCGGAGTCGGATCCATTAGACAATTTAATATCAACTGCGTTATTTTGCTCAACAATTTCTTCTTCCTCTATAGGATCTTCTATGGAGATATCTTCAAGCATTGTAGAAAATTCTACAATATCTAAACTCTGCCCAGAAGCAGCTTTCTCTAA